GTATATGAACCTCGTGGTTATAGAAGTCCCTTGTTTTGTGGCTAAAGTCTGAATTAATCCACTGTTTTTGCTCTGCCTTAGCTTGATTGACATCAATAGATAGGTCATCATAAATCTCTTCAATGTTTCCAAACTCTAGCAATTTAAGGGCTTTTTGGGGATCGTCAAGAATCTTTCTATCCCAGAGGTTTAGGACAAACTCTTGTCTTGCTGCTGTACTCTTCGGCATTGCGCTGCCAGCAACAACACGAACGTCTGTGTTTCCTTTTAAATCCGATCCTTGGAACTCTTTTGTCTCTACTGCATTATTCTTACCGACAATCTTTATCATACGTGGTTCTAGATAGTTATCTTGGATTAGTTCAAGAACAAATTGCGCCCACTTTTCATAGGTGGATTCAATGTTGTGAATAATGGGGCCTAGTTTTGTATCATCTTGTTCGGCTAGAAAACTTAACGCTACACCTGACTTAACTCCAGATGCGGCCGCCCCGTTTGATACCTCATGAACTCCGCTAATATCCTCAAAGTCCCTTAGTTGGAGTTCTAGTTCTGCTTGAATGTGACCAGGTTCAGTGGGTGGAGTTTCCCACGTTGGCATGTTTGATCCTTGTCTATATTCAATAATCTCTCCCGGTTCCATCGTTGGATCACTGAGTAAAGAGTTTTGCTGTACTAGCAGTCGTTGATTACCTGTTCTAGTTTGGTTTAGCCTTCGTTGTGTCCTAGTCTTGTTGTGTTCCCTCTGTACCGGTATGAGGTCCTCAATATTACTTGATCCATGTACTCTACCTGGTACTAGGTTGTGAGCTATCACAAAGTAAGGTAAGCGTTTATAGGGCATATCCTCAAGCTGTAAGAGCTTTCCGTTGGCTATGGTGATGTGCCTTCCTTTTGAATGCTTCTTACTTGGCATCTCCCAATATTCTTTAACAATGACAGAGTTCTTTATTTTAATAGGCTTAGTGTCAACATTATTACTCCCGTTGATGTTTGCCAGCATTCCATTGAATAGATTTGTGCTTTCAAGATTTGTCTCATTGCCAACTTCAACGTCATACTCTTCTTTGACATAATCGGTTGTTCTTAGCTTTGATTCACAGCACCATGCAGAATCGTCGAACTCGTCTGCTGATGGATCAAACCTGAAATCGAAGGGAGATACAACAGAGCAATCAACGTCACCCAGCATACTGCCCTTAGTGACTTCCTTGCCTTCTCCATCCTTCTCGAACTCTCCCTTATCGTCTAGGGTGTTGAGTTCTACCTCTTCGCCAAGTTTAGCATTCCAAAATGATTTCAATATCCCTGTACCTGTTGTGATCTGCCACAATGCGGCCTTGAATCTCTTTTCATCCATGTTTGCCCTGCGCCAGATATAATCAAGGGATTGAGTGCCTACCTTCGCAGAGTCAATATCATCTTCATCGTTCGTAGCTGCGATGACAGTGAATTGAATCTTTGATTTAGTGATCTTTGCCAACTCTGTCCTAATAGCTGGGCGAATGCGGTTAATAGTGACCCGTTCTTCCCAATTCTCTTTAGGCTTTTCTACGATCTTCCTAGAGTTTTTATCATATGCTACCCATTGCTTACCTGTAAGGTACGCGATATTGACAGCCCATTGTTGTTCAAGGCCGATGTTCTCCGCTTCTTTGATCTTGTCCTCAACATAGGTAACCATGGATTCCTCATTAATATCTTCCGGTTTATCGGATATAATCTTTGCCAAGTTCTTCACCACCTTCCAAATAAAAAGAAGCCCTATTTCTTAGGCTTCGGATAATCAAGTGGATTCTTTAGATTTTTAAAGTCATCATCCATGATAGGTTGTGATGTAGCGTTTATAAAATCCTGCTTAGTTAGTATAATGTAACCGGGTATCTCAACTTCTTTAAACTCACAAGGCAATGACCCTAACCTTAATTCTTCCCTTAGTTTAGCTTCTGCTTCTTCTTCATTCTCAGCTATCACCGCACCTTGGATATATCGAAATCCTCCTTGATATAGCTTATAAATCAATGTAGTTATTCTCCTTTTCTTCCTTCGGCTTTGGTTCGACTACCTCTGTCATTTGCTTGAACTCCACAAAATCTTTAGCGTGGATACGATCATAAAGTTCCCTGCGTTCTATTGCTGTGCTTTTGTTATGATAGTAAAGAAAGGTGAGCGTTGCTAGATAAGTTAAGCACAATAAGACGGTTGTCATAAATCTGTATACCTTCCTTTCTTCTTCTTACCACTTATTATTGCTTCGAGATGTCGTTTCGCCTGACCTGTTGGTGATGTGTCATAGTCTGGCTTCTTTGGTATTTTTGTCGGGCATGGTCTGCCAGCTATCCAATACCTTAATGCCGCTGGTGCGTGCGTAACTCCATGAGGTATTTCTGCACAGTCGTTAGGGTCTTTTTCGTCCTTTAGAATACTCTCTATCGAGCGTATAAGATTTCCGCAATTATTAAATATCTTTAAGTCCGATGTTTTGACATAGTCACCGAATTCGTCTTGTGTCTCATGAACAACTAACCACTCTTTGAGGTTCATCCATCCTGCTACACGAGCGTTACTCGCTATCGTTATCCATATGTCATTATCGCCAAACAGCTCCCTCATACTCTTTCCTGTGTCCTTCTGCCTTGATTCCATATCTGGAGGAGCAAGGGTGTCATATATCTTATCGTCTCCATTTACCTCATGTATCCTTTTTGATGCCGCTGAAACGATGTGCCCTGACTCATACAGCTCTTTATACACATATGCCCTACCGCGCTCATCCGTAGTTATCCAGTAGCATGCAAGCATATCAAAGCCATAGTCGAATACCCTATATTTACGCCAATGCTCAGGTATTGGGAACGGCTTTATGACATGTATATCTCTTCTGAATTCCTCGAAGTAATTACCGCCAGGGATGCCATACTCTCCCAATCCAACTACCTTATATCTATCAGGGTTAGTTATCTCAAGGTCTGTAATCTTCTTTCGGTCCTGATCGTCTAACCACTCATTACACTTAAAGGTTGTTGTTAGTGTGATTGTGTCCGGGTGTTCATTATCAAAGTATCTATCTTTAGTCCAATGTGAGTTAACCCAGGGGTTGAATGTCAATGTCACTTGTTTCCAGAGGTTGTCTGGCATTTCTCCACGGATTGACTCGTCAAAGGTGTCGAAGTCGTTCACATTATCTATCTCATAAGCTTCCTCGATCCATGCCCAACACAAGACACCGACATCCACCGTCATTGATGTTAGCTTTAATGGATCGTCGAACCCTCTAAACAATATCTTCTGCCCAGTAGCAATGTATGTGCATTCAAGAGGGGATAGAGTAAACTTCCATTTATCGAATACTCCTAACCTCTTCGCCGCCCACTTGAGCTGTGCGAATGTACTGTCCTTGTGGGTATTGAATGTTTTGCGTACTACAACAGCATTAGCTTTGCTGTGCTTCATTACGTTATAGATAAACCAAAGGGCAGTCGTAACGGATTTCTTCGATCCCCGACCGCCCTTTAATACTCGATACCTTTTCTTGCTATTCCAGAATGAAGCATACCCCTTACCGACTATATCAGGGAGATTGATTTGTTCAGTTTTAATGCCCAATCCCTCCTAAAATGTCCGTGTGGGGTGGACTTTTACTATCTATGTGCTGTGATCCGCTTATAGATTGATTGTGAATGTTACACATCGTTATTATGTTACATTCGCTAATCTTCTGTCCATCCGATAACTCTCCAAACGATAGGAGTGATGACCACGAGTGATATACCACTAATTATCATATCAGGTATCATTGTTTAATCCTCCAAATCCTTCTCACCTTTGAATATGACCATGTTGCTACTAACGTCAACCTTGTCAGTAAACATCGCTAAGTGCTTTCCTATCAGCTCGGTTGACTTGTTGGCTCCCGATGAATCGAACCTGTACTCTCCTGTTTCAACCATTTCCCTTAGCTCTCTGTCGAATACCATTACCGGTTCAGCTGTCATGCACCTATCAGATATGTCTTTCAAGCGCTTCAGTACCCATTCAGCATCAAGTCCGACTTTACCAGCTCTCTTTGCTTGCTCCTTTGCTATCGCTTCAGCTACTGAAGTATTATGAAGGAGTTGATAACCTTGCTCCATCGAAGTCTTAGGAGAATACCCTGCACGAACAGCACTCGCAGAAGCATTAAGGTCTACTATATATTCTCTAACAAATGCCTGTTGCTTTGGCGTTAGTGCCATTGTGCTTACCTCCCTACATTAAACAAAGTTGAAGTTGTATTACGTGTAATAACTGATCTTTCCATAGATCATATGTTAGTGTATCAGTCTTATCTTCCTTACGGGATTTCCATCTATCAATAACGAAATGCCCAACAAATAGCATTGCTACTTTCCATAGTGCATAATTACCCGTAATAAATAACCCTGTTGTGATGGTTCCTGTCCATATAACACAATGGGCAAATAGCAAATAGTCATATTTTCCCTTGAAGTTTGCCAGGAACTCTCCTTGTAGCGGAAAGTCGGCTATGAAGTGTAACCAAAATAGAATCATGAATTGAAACATTATTCCATATGCACCCCTTTATTATCCCTCATCATCCTGTTAAACTCTGTAAAGTCTGGTGTATCCTCATACCTTTGTACTACACCTTGAATATCACTGCACTTCTCTATCTCTTTATCCCATACAGGGCATGAAGCACAGTTTACCTTATCGTATCCTTCATAACCTGGTGCTGTTTTCCATTCCCTACAGCCTCTTCTATCTTGCATGATCGTTACACCTCCATATATTGTCCTTATATTTCGGCTGTATATTTAATCACCGTCTGCAATGCGCTTATCTGTGCTTGTATGGCCCTCAATGATTCCTTGCCGCTATTATATTTAAACTCAGCTACATCACGCAGAAACTTAAGGTTTGCTTGGTTTCCTCTTGCTATGTCGGGTATTAAGGTTACGCTCATTCCCTGTGACTTTAATAGCACTATCTCTATTGCTAGTGCATTGCGGTATTCTCTCTCTGTCTCTGCGCTTGCCTTTGCTAGTATAAAGAGTGCATCGACTCCTTTGGCTAGTCTCTGGCTTGCTGTATGTATTTCTGAGGCTATGCTTTGTATCTCTATTGCGTTCACCTCTTTATATTTAGGCATAAGGAAAGCGCACCCATCACAAGGTACGCTTTTTCACTTCCCGAGTTAGGATTCACACCTAAAACATTAACCGGGTGTCTCCGACTAATGCCGTAATTAACATGGGGAAGTAAACTTATTTTAGGGTATGACCTATGAGGTAATTATACCATATCTTTTCTTTATTTGTCAAATATGTTATGATGAAATGTTACATTCCTAATCGTTTCATATACTCTGGTATTTTCTTCTGTGGTTTCCTTGGCACCCTGCACTTCCCTCCACCACCCGGAGCGCTTGGTCCGTCTAGCGGTAATACTTCTTTATGATGGAGATTAGGAGGGCTTGACTTAGCCCACCATCCCCAAAAATTCTCTTTCTCTTGCATACCCATTATCTCTCTTGCACTATTCGCAGCCTCTTTAGCTATTCTCTTTTCTATTTCTGCTATTTCTCCGTGATATAGTCCGGCTATGCAATCCTTTAGCCTTAGACAATCTTCACAGTTTGACCATCCATTAGGACATTCTCTATCCTCCATGTTATGCCCCTCTCTAGCTATGCGCGATATTGTAGATCATCATGAATTTGCCTAACTCTTCACGTTCTCTTCTGTCTGATTCATTCCTTATGTTTATTAAGCAATTCTTGCATGTTACATATTCATTGTTATCTGTCATTTCATTGCTAAACATGTATAATCCGCATCGTGTTTTACTGGCATCGTTTTTATTTTGTGAATGCATCTTCATCATCTACCTTATTCCCCTTTCACCTGATCGTTCACATCCGGCATACTGAGGTATCTATCCCTTAGTGCTTTTAGAATCTCTATATACTTTTCACTCATATCTTATTCCTCATCAAGCATTCCATCGCTCCCACGGCTACCGCTGCAACATGGGTGAGTTCCTTAATTATTTGTTCGTATCCACCTAAGTTTTTCTTTGTTGCGTTGTTGAGGTATGTTTCATTGACCGCTTGGCAATACTCGCCGAACTCTTCCCCTAGTATCCCTACCCATCCTTGCTGTGAGTGGTTTTGTTCTCCCCATTTGATGTCTTGGCGGTTGCGCTCTTTGTTGATGAGCAAGATAGTTGCTAACCTTGTTTCGTAATTTGTTTCCGATTCTTCAAACTCTATGAAATGTTCACTAAAAAACGTTGCTCCCATAACATTTCTCTTAATAACGTGGACACTACTTCCTTGCTCGTTCCTTTTCGCCCTGCCTGTTCCCCTATCATCAATTATCATTTCATACGTTTTTCCTTTGATAAATGCTATATTTCCGCTTTCTTCCATTACGACATCTTTAATACACTTTATTTTCATCTTTATCTTCCCCTTATGTTGCATTGTTGTCGTGTTGTTATCTGTTTATCATTCCATCGTTGGATTAACCACTCGTCTCGGCATCCTGTAACCTTAGCTAACTCTCGTATCATTGCGCTATACTCAGGGTAATATTTCCGTTGCCATTCCTCTAGATATGTTTGCTTTGCGCTTTTGGTTTTGCTCCCATGAATTGATTCAATACCCATAGTGTGACAGGTAACACAGACACAAACTACATTCTCCATGCGTTGTATATACTCCGGTCCATAGCGTGTGCTCTGCCTAATAATGTGGTGATGCTGTTGGGCTTGTCCTCCGCATATAACGCACTTTTCTTCGTCTCGTTCTTCTACTTGCCTGTACGCTATTGCTTTGAGTTTTTCCTTTACTTTGTTGTGGCTCCCCTTTGGCTTGATCGGCTTAGGTTTTCTGTTAACAGGTTTTATTTTCGGCAGGGCTAAGGATTCCCAAAAAGCCTCCGTCTGTCCTTTTGTACCCTCTACTGCATCCCCGAATTTATGGCATATTGTTTTGTGTCTCTTATCCCATTTACTCCTCCGTTGTGTGGGCATATGTTTACCCCCTTATTCACTTATACGAGTTCCATTTTTGCATAATCTTCTTTAAGTTTATTAAGATATTTCCCAGCTTCCCACTCTCTATAAATCTCAAACCATTCATCGGCCGGCATTGTTATCATCCATGGACAGTTATTTTTTCGATGAGCCACTATCGATAATTGATCTTCCCTTGAATCCCTTTGGCTTTGGTCCATTGCGTTAGCTATGTTCAATGCCTGTACTCTCTTCACCTCAACATGGATACCGGGCAATCCAACAACATCTTCTCCTTCTAATCCGCTAAACTGTTGACCTCTCCGAACTTCGCTATACCCTTGATCCCTGCATAGTCGAGAAAACTCTCTTTCTCCCCTAGCTCCCTTTGCTCTGCTGTTTGTCATTCTGTCACCCACTCTAGGCTGTTCCTAATTGCTGTATGGGATGATTGTGCCTGTTGATGATTTAAACATGTTAGAGCGTGCTTCTGTGACCTCTGAGAGTCTTTAAATGCTTTATTGATCATGTCCAGTTTTACTTCACCCTTAGTCTTGATCTTCTCTATCATCATGTAGCCGTTGATTCTTAATTCAACTTCATTCATGGAGATAGACCCCTCAATCAATCCAAGCATTAATCCCCTCACTGGGAATTTATCGGTAAACTTCCCACCCTCAAGCATTTCCTCTATCATTTCTTTAGCCTTTTCGATATAGATTGCTTGGTCAGCGTTTTCTTCGGCAGCGTACTCTAGGACTTCTAGTGCTGTTAGGTGGAGAGGGTTGTCCTTCATGTCTGCGCCATATTTGCGGATACCTTTATCTGTCTGAGCTTCAATGCGCTTAACAATTCGATCGCTATAAGGATTTTTCATATAGTCACCCTTTCTTTGATAAACATTTTAGGACCTTTTTTCCAATAACTTTTTGCACTCGCTCTCTGGGCTACCTCTTCTTTGGTTAATGGACTAGTATTAGTAGCATCTTCTACGCTCCATCCATGTCTTAATCTCCATCTGTATGAATCGTATTTCACACCTTTTTGCTCTGCCTTCTTAATGTTTGCGATTGGATAAATAGTGTTATTTCTTTTTAATTCTGCCATTGCCTCGATAATGTCTCTTCTTTGCATAACTGGCATGGTTGCAGCTTTCTCTATGCTCATTCCTAATACGGTTACTCTTTTATAAAAGGCATCCATGGAAATGTTGTTTTCTTTTGCTATATCTGTCCATTTACCATATTTATTAGCTTTCCTTGATGGTTTGGTAATTGCCTCTTCTATTGGCCATCCCTGAACCCTCACCCTATCCGTAACTAATCTAGCGCATATTCCATTTTGTTCGGCAATCCTATAATGGTCAGGTGTGATGTAAAACTCATATGCCATACTTCACATAACTCCTTTTGTGATCATCAACATATCCCCCAGAGTCCCATGCGAAGATACCAACATTGCTGGGTAGATCGTTTCGTTTGCGCCAGTAACTTACGCTGTTTGGTATACAACCAAGCTCTTGAGCTATTTCTTTATCTAATAGGCCACGCTCCCATAGTTGAATCGCTTTTTCATTGTCTATTTTCATTTGTTTATCTCCTATCTATGCCTTAGGGCCTCAATGCACTTACCGACGTCCATTCGTACCCCTTCTCTTTTTGCAGCGTCCCACGCTCGTTCTAGGCCGTCTAGGAATGATTCTAGGTCCCTTATCCGATGCGGTTCTATTGCTTGCTTATAGGTTGGTCTGGATTTAGAGAATTTACGAGGGTTCTTTGCTATAGTGGTCATGGCTTGTCCCTCCTATCGATCTATAAATAGAATTTTTCTAATTCCTCAGGACTTGTTTTAGTTATCTGCTTAGGTCTGTTCCTAACTGCCTTTGCTAATAATGCTCTGATGTTGTTTGACCGCTCGTTTATATCCTCAACTAAATCTGTTTCATCTTCTTCAAAGTGTTCAATCATTCTAGGTGTGATCCGCTCAGCAATCGCTTTGACTGGTGTTCCACCCATTGCCGCAATTACTTCTTTCAACCTCTGAGGTGTTCTTGCATCCGTGGATTCCCTTTTTTCAAGTGCTTCATAAGCCATGCGAAATTGTCCTCTGATTACGTCAGGTTCTTCGCTTAAGCAAAGCCCCTTCCACCCTATGGACTCCGCTGCTTTCCTTGTTAATGGTGGTAGACTTTGCAGAGCTTCTGTCTCTCTGTAACTCCCGAAGTATCGTATTGCCTTTAATACATCTGCATAAGCGTCAGGAGCCGCCTGGATAACTTGTCCTGTCACTTGTAGGGCTGCTCCCCTAAATACTGCTGGCATTGGTAAGAAGGGGTTTTCTAGGGTTGCTATTACTTTTCGAGCTGCGGTGATTGCTACTTCATAAGGAAGGTCGTTCAGGGCATCCCAGTACACTTCCATTCTTTGTGGGGAAGGTTTTGTATCAGTGGTAATTGACGTAATGTATGAATAAAATTTAGCAAACTCAGGCTTGTCCATTATCTACCTCCTCGTGCATTGCTAACCATTGGGCCGTTACATCATCTTGTACGGATGTTCCGGTTTGTTTCCATCTTGATTCAGGCTTGTCAGCTCGTTTTACGGATTTCATTTTCATGGTGAGTTGGTCGAATTTTTCCCTGAGTGTGCTAGTTGATAAGATGTTACCCATCCAAAAACTGTCCTGTTGACACCACCTGATAACCTCCTGGATCTCAACGGCTCCCCTGTTATCCCTGCGTATCATTAAGTCGATTGACTTTGCCCATGCTTGCAGATTAGGTTTCTTGGCGTTAGGGTTGTTTAAAAGGATTAGATTATAAAGTTCACAAGCGAGGGAAAGTTCAATTGCATCGTCGGAAAACTTGTTTTTCGATAAAGAAGGTTTTATATCTTTATCTATATCTAATTTTCTATCTAACTCTATCTCTAGGAGTGGATTTTCAACGGACTTCTCTTGGACTGTCCTTGGACTGTCCTTGGACACATCCCCAATTAGTGATAGTTTTTTATTAGCCCTCTCTATGCGTTTGCGATCCCTGTCTCTTTCCTTTAACTTCTCCATACCTTCAATGTTCTGGTGCTTTCCCCAATTGGTTATGAGGATTATGTTTTCGTCATATTCGATCATTCCAAGTCTCTGGAATGTTTCAAGTGCTAACTTAATTATGGTTATCGGTTTCCTGAACTTATGAGAGAGCATATCTTCTGTGTAAGGTATTCTCTCCGTTAGGTAGATGTATCCGCCAGCGTTGCACTTCCCAGCTAGAGATAAGAGTCTAATCCATATCACTATGATTGCATCAGCTTCGGGAAGACTCGTTATGAAGTCGATCTTTTCATCATCAAACATGTCCGTTGTGATCTTGATCCACTTAACATCAGATGCCATTCTTTCTCCTTTTCTATTGGTTAGCTTTGTAAAATGCTTGAGCGAATCCCTGGGGGGTTATACTGCGCCTGACTTGCCGCTTGTCTAATCCGCATCCTTTGTTATAGATAAATCCTTCTGGAAGTTCTGGAAGATCAGAATTAACTATGCGGTCGAATTTTCGTTTCGTGCATTCAATTGGTTTCTTAACAGGCACAGTGAAATTTCCCCATATTTGAGTTCGTTTTCTGAGGTCGTCACCATATTCGTGTGGACTAAATTCCAATGCAGGATTACCTAAGAACTTTTGAAGGAATCCTCTTGGATTTTCTAATGCCCAAAATTTAAGAGTGGTTTTTTGTGCTGTTTTATACGGTAGCTTATATTGCTGTTGCCATATTATTTCGAGACATCTCTTAACGAGTTTCATTGCTTCTTCAAGATCTCTTTCTTCTTTCGCGCTCATCCTAGCAAATGAAAATTGTGTGCAAGTTGGAGCTGCGAGTATGCCGTATACCCCACTTGGAGGTTCATAGGAGAATAGGTCATGCTCTGGAAGGGTTATTAGCCTAACGTCATATCCTGCATCCTTATACGGCTTGCTCCAACTTGCTGTCCCTCCGCACAAATCAAGTACGACTTTATCGCTGTTATCCATTCTCTTGCCCTAGTGCTGCTACTTTCTTCGCCCAAAACCTTTCCATGATGGCCTTCTGCTTGTCCGGGTTCTTCTTTCTCCACTCTCTGTAGTAAGCCGGGTCCCTTGGTTTCTTATCTATAGCTGTGTTAGTAGCCATCTTTGCATCCTCCAAAATTCTTTTACATTTTTTGTGTTGTGCATATTGACTAACTTACACAAGTGTTGTAATATAAACACAAGCAAAGCAAACAGACACCTTGCACAACAAGCTGATTTTTGTTTTTGCCCGGCCACTTCAATGGTCAAGCGTTCTTTGCGGAACATATTACTTAGGGCTTAGGCTCGATCGGCGTTCTCTCAGTTCCTCAATTATTACCAGTAATTGAAGGTCTGTGAGTGCGCCAAATCCTTATTTTTCATTACGATTCATCTACCAGCTCCCTTCTATGATCGGGGCTTATTTCCTATGCTTTATTATATCACAATATGGGCAATATGTACATATAACACAACATATAATATATGAACAATTTGACCACAACATGCCTGTCTGATACAATCTATTTAGGAGTGATGAAAATGTCTAGAGAAAATCCAGAAGAGAATTTTAAACGATTTCCAGCATTGCTGCGGCCTTCGCAGTTTGTGGAGATTGATCGTTATCGCCAGGATACTGGGACATTGCCGAATACGGCAGAAGCGATCCGTGACCTAGTTGATCTTGGTTTAAAAGCATATTGGGAGGGGAAGAGCCGGGAGTGACCGGCTCTTTTTTATTCTATTTTGTTCTATTTTGTTGTACGCGCAATCAATACACACATTATCTTCCCTCACCCTATCCTCGTGGTAGTAAACTTCATCATCAACTATCGACATGATAACTTCACATTTCCGCACGAATAGGGGGTCACTGAGGATGTACGTCACTCTCCTTTCAACCTCTTCGCCTGTGTATGAACCATCGTGTTTCCAATATTACCGAAGCACTAATATGTCCCCAACTTTGAAATCTCTGTCATTTACACGCACCTCAAATGTCTTGTTTCCAGATTTTACGGCCTCGAAGTATTCGGCCCATGTTTTGAGAAAGTGCTTTGACATAAACACAACTCCTTTTCGTTTTATCCCAATGGCTGGAAGGGAGAGCAACGCGTTTCACCCTTCCAAGGTCCGTCCATTTACCCTAAATCCGAATTGTCCACCTTTATTTCATCTATCCTGGTCTATTATTGATACCCTCGCATAAGATAGTATGATTGTGATTTTTAAGTGAAAGTGTTTAAAATGAGGGTCCGAAGCCCAGTGTTGTTATTCCGGTTCCCAATAACACATTTCTGACTCCATTTCTTCAATGAGATCATCAATAGTTACAATTGGTTCATCTTGCCCTGAAAATGCTTCAAATTCAGCCTTTAGTATTCCGTTAGCCTTATTATAAATCTCAATTAGTTCAAATAATCGCATAAGTCTTTCATTCATGTTCCCCACTCCTTCTATTTAACTAATTTACTAGCGAAGTTCTTTAGCTGCCCCCCTGATAAATTAGCTCTGCACCAAGTAACATTGTTTGGTGCATTAACTATCTTCTGTTGTATGCGCTGCTTCTCTTGATAGCGAAGGCGGCGCGTGTTGTCGTTGTTTGGCATTGTGTCAACTCCTAACTAATACAGGACACTTGTTTTTCAAATAGCTCCATTTGTACAAATATGGGTATCCTATACGGTTTGGGGTAGATTCTTCGCGTATCTACATGGCAGGAATTACATAACCATTGAACATTTAATGGCTTACTGTAATCCTCATGATGTCCTTCTAGTTTTGTTTTTTGACCACATTTAGAGCATCTAATAGGCTTTATTACTAACCCATCCCTTACTGCATTACCAAGGGCTGTTTGAGCGTGGTATTTTTCTGGATACTTATTTCTATATCTTCTTTGCGACTCTGCCTGTCTACCATCCTCTACCCATGTTTGTGTAACTTTTTTCCTAAGGGCAATACGTTGAGGATAGTTAGCTCGTTTTCTATCATACGCTTGGCAGTATTCTAGATTATCAGAACGATGTTTGCTGGCATCTTCCTTGGTACACTCTTTGCATTTATTAAGGTGTCCGTCACCCATTGTTGAGTGACGGTAAAATTCATCAATCTTTTTAGCTGCTCCACATTTGAAGCATTTTTTCATCAAAAAGGTATGTCCGAATCTAGGTTAACCTCATGCCCTAAAGAGGATCCTATTGCGTTGTTGTGATCCTGTGGTTCTCCCTTGGGACTTAAGAATTGTACATTTTCCCCAATGATTTCAGTGATATACACCTTTTGATTATCCTTGTTGGTGTAATTTCTCGTTTGTATCCGACCATCTACGGCGCACATACGGCCTTTATCCAAATAATTTGCGCATAGCTCAGCAAGCTGTTTATATACCAAAACGGGTAGGAAGTCGCATTCCTTCTCCCCTTGTGCGTTCTTGAATGTCCGGTCAACTGCTAGAGTAAAGTTGGTTACAGCAACACCCTGTGGCGTATAACGTAATTCTGGTGATTTCGTTAATCTCCCGATAAGAATAGATTTATTCATTGATTATCTTCCTCCTTGTTGTTGTGGTACTTTTCGGCAATCCATGCAGGTTGGTGGGTTTATTCCTTGTTGCTGGCAATACTTAACTACTCCTGGTCCTATGGGTTTACCGCATGTGCATTTACTTCCTACGTCACTTTGATTCCCTGTTGATCCAAATGGTAAGACGTTGGGCTGCGTGACACCCTGTGGACGCTGTGTGGTCTGTGGTGGGGTGTCCGTTCTACCGTTGTTGTACTTGGTGTTGTCTGCTTGCCAGTAGATATCTGCCGCGAATCCAAGAGCCTTACAGCTAACTGATATTGCATCTGTCAGGGCCATCTTAAAGCATTCATCAGAGGTATAAAGTCCACTTGATTCTTTAGCTACGAACGAGCTCCCTCCGGTCCCGGGTATAGCGTCCGACCATGCCCCCTCGACTTTGATAAATAAGTCAATATTGACGAAGGCCGCTATTTCTTCCTTGCCACCAGTTTCCAGCCATTGCTTTGTTATGACGTATTTCCAGCCAATTCCGCACATTCCGAATTGCTCCGTGAGGGACTTTAGCCTCCACATGGGATTAATGTCAGATTTTCCCTTAAGTCTGCCACCTAGGATTGGCTTAATGGCTTCTGGTGGTGGCTGGCGTACTGCGTTGTAGACGGTTAGGTTATCGATCATCTGAAATTCTCCCTATCTTCAAATTCCGTGCATTCAATAATATTATCGTTTCCGACTCCGTCTCCATATTCGACGTTTTGTGGTCTTGCTGCGCATGTTGGTATTTCAAATATGCAAGTGTCGCATAGGTTAATTTTTGTATCTTCCATTTACTCACGCCTCCAATTTTATTGACAACTTCGGTTCACGTTCAGACACAATAACTCCGGGAACTAGCTCTCCTGTGTTCCCATTGATCAACCTACCATTCTTAAGGGTGTAGTAATCCTTGATAAGATCTTTTATGGGTTCCATTTTGACCTTCAAGAGAGCTGTCTTTCTCTCCCCCTCTAAGTAAGCAACTAGCACTTCATCGTCATACTCCCATTGATCTTTCTGCTTATGGAAGTTGACTTTGCCATAAGGAGTTTTGTTGCCCTTCCACTTGGGGTCCTCCGCTATCTGCGCTTTGGCGTACTGTCCGATAATTCCCTCAAAGTATTGCCTAGTTGATTGATAAGATGAGTCTTGCTTTTCATACCACTTCGCTATGCGGTCAATCTCAGCATTGCAGAGAGCTAAGTCCTCACTGTGTGATTTCTCGAGCGTCGATAGTTTGCGTAAAGCCCAGTTAAGGGAAGATAGGTCTGTTATTTGGAAACGCTGTTCGACAAGGACCTCTTTTAGTTCTTCGGTTTCGATAGTGTCTAGCCAGTTCATGCCGTTTCCTCCTTATCTTCAAATCTATATTTAGTTAATGGACGGTCTGTTTCACATCCACCAGGGCAATGACTCTCATGTTTGCAATTAGGGCAATCATCATCTATCTCAGTCTGGAAAGTGTCTACTCGTGGGTCCTTAGTCCCTCCGCATGATCCGAATATACATTCATCACAAGTAACTTCCCCAGCAAACTCATATTCGCAATCGTATTCCGTACTCTCTCCGTTAAAGCTAGAGTAACCCTTGCATTCAGTATTTTTATCAAGTATTCCGAGACTCAATTTATCTTCGTAATCGTGATCTGTTTCCTCATCCCAATCATTTATACTCATCGTATATATCCTCCACTGTAGCGTTCTCCTAATTCCTCGCGTGACTCATGATACTCAAAATAATCCTCATTCCTTGTGCGCCTATCCTGTGGCCTTACAACTCGTTTTATGTCCTCGAATGGTTGTTGCTGAATGAAGTGTTGCGCTAGGATGTTGTCGAATAATGGATGCACTTTTTTAACGTCAATCATTTGTCACTACCCTCCAATCTGGTAGATAACTTCACAATCATCCGTGTCTTCAATATCTTCGACCTCTTCGACTTCTGTTATCATTCCACTTTCGTCAACCCAAACGATTGCTACGCCAGTAAACGTCCCCTTAACCTTTGCCTTTATCTTTTTAAAACTCATGCTACTTCCCCCAATTTCTCCACTGATGTCCTAACCGCTTTAACCCTAACTAACGAGCCATGTTCCCGAGCATAACGATTCTCCGCTGCCCTCTCAACCATTGCCTTGTTGGCATTACGTGTGATTCTCTCAATCACTGGGTAGATGGTGAATTCTAGGCCAGCCTGCTTTAGTGTGACTTGGAGGATGATTGTGTATTTACGCATGGTGTCCCTCCTGTCGAATGATTTCTTCGGGTTCCCAAGTCGGTATGATTGCACCTTCCAAATCATCAATGGTTATGGTAGAATCAGGTTGTATAATTTCCTTTGGGCCCTCTGTATCAGCAGGGGGTTTCTCTGCGTTCCAAGGTAGTGATTCGTCAAACCAAACGGCGTAATAGGCGTCCACAACTTCCTCGATTTCTTCCATTCTTTTTAGATTTCCATGTTCCTTAATGATTGCTCCGATTGTTCCCATGGCTGAATGGGTTAGTGACCTTCTCCCTTGGCCTATGGCAATGACTGTCATTTGCTCCATAGCTGTCATCGTTAAACCCCCTTAATATTCACCAGTCTTCCTTTTCATCAAGTAAGCCAATTTTATACAGAATTTCTGCTTCATCGTGCTTTACATATTTACCACCGCATGTATTCACCGAGCTTCCTAGTGGAGTTCCGGGTTTATACCACCCGTTGTCAAATTCATCTTGGGTAATTTTAGCCCCATCAGGCACCATAAATTTTTCGTTACCTCCAGTTTTCATCATGTTGTCGTAATGCTCAAACTCTACTTTTCTGTCATACCCCAGTTTGTCATAAGATCCAATTTCGCTTGCTCCGCAATTGTCACAGTAATAAGGTCCGCACTGTACATGTCCTACCCCAACATCAACCCAATCGGCCTCACATTCTGCTTTGCAATAAGGACAATTCTGCTTTTCGAAACTCATTTACTATTCCTCCTAATCTTTCTTGAACAGATAGTCCAGGTCAATACCTAATGCCTCCGCTACCTTAGTTATGGCCTTAATACTTCCTACTGAATCTGTTTCCATTTCGCTGATCGTGTTGTGCTTCAATCCGGAACGTTCTCCCAATTCCCTCTGACTCCATCCCTTAAGGGTTCGATATTTCCTAACTTGTTTACCCATTGTCATCGTCTGCTCCCCTTTCTTCGTTTTTAACGAATATTCATGATAAAAAAATATCCATTTTCTTGCTCGGACTCTTAATGTGTGTGATTAACTATCTCTATTATACTTCGCCATTTCCGAAATAGCAAGCTTTATTTTAATATGTTTCGTTATCGTTAAGGAGGATTTTGATTCGATAATAACGTATACTATACGAATGGAAATAATTTATTGAGGGGGTGCGAAATGAACTACGGACAAAAAATAAGATTTGTGATGGAGAAAGTTAGGGGAGGTATGACATTAACGGAACTCCATAAAGCCACAGGTCTGTCTCTAAGCTATCTTAGTGAGGCAATAAATGGCAAGACCAATATGAGCATAAAGGCCCTAGAGAAGGTGGCTACCGCACTTAATGTTAGCTCATCCTACCTATTGGATGAAAACGCCGTTACATTTAAAGAGGTTCTTGACGCTTCTAATTATGAACCCCCAGCCGATATAATAGACTTTCTTTCCAAGCAGGACCAACTACCCTACATCATCCTCGCCAAGAAGATGTCAGACGAAGGAATCACCCCAGAGACGTGGGAGACAATATTTAACAATATCAAAAATATGATGGCAGCATTAGGCAAATAAATTATATACCCTATAAAATAAAGTTATTTATTATAATTTTGTCATATATAGTCGAAAATAAACTCTTCTAGACATGATGTAATAATGATATGATTATAGCCATAAAAGGAACTAGTGTTCTATATGTAGCAAATTTAAGGAGATGCAGCGAATGGAGATTATATCTTGTAAGCTGGATGGCATCAAATGGGCTATAGTTGGCGGTAAGGTGTTGGTGGACCCAAGATATATCAATGAGTATGTAATGTCTCTTAAGGAGGAAAAGGTTAGCTGTAAAACTAGGGCATGTTTATTGGCGAAGGCTGCTGTATGCGTGTATTGTATTGGGGTTGCTATACATATTTTTGTTATGAGTGGATAGTATTAATTTTTGCAAAGTATTCCATATTGGGTTATTTTGCGATAAAATAGAATATAACAGCTAATTAATAAGAAAAAGACATAGCAAAAACCTCCTGAAAGCGCTTGTTTGGTCGCGAACACTTTCAAGAGGCCCTATCGAGGAGTTATTTAATTTACTTATTTCCATAAGTATAACAAAAATAATCTCTCTCGTCTAGCATTGCTATCGTCAAAAATGTTAGAAAGAGGGATTTATTTTTATGGACATACTAAAAGTTGTTGGTATTGATTCAATGGGATATGGAAAGATCCCAAAGATGGTTATGCAGGACCGAAGGTTAACACCAGAAGCTAAGTGCATTTACTCTTATTTTGCTAGTTATGCCGGATCTGGTAACAGCGCTTTCCCCAGTGTTGTTAAGATACTCTATGATCTTTGTATGGGACGCGCTCGTTACTATAAGCACTTTACATTACTGATCGACTACGGATACATAGAAGTAGAACAAGCCAAAGAGTCGGGAAAGTTCAGCCATAACGTCTATATACTAAACTGCCAAATATCAGACAAAAAACCGTGTACCCAAAATCGGACTACGGTAAATGAGACTACGGAAAATCGTACCACTAATACTAACAATCTTAAAAAGAACAGTATTAATAAAAGAAAATATAAAAAAGAAAAAAAGGCAACAACTTCCGGGGATCCAAGTAAAAAGGGGAAATACGACTCATTCTATTTATAAGGGGTGAATAGCCATGTACGTAACACTCAAAGCATGTGCCGATAAAGCAGGAATAAATATCAGCTCGGCTCGATTTTACAAGGATAAGTTTCTCCAATACTTCGCTACATCTGGGGAAGGCCGCAACACAAAGTACGACGAAGAATCAACTGTAGAAATACTAGCATTGATTAGCAAATTATATAAGCAGAACATGGACGAAGCGCAGATAATTGAGGAATTAGAGAATAGGTATGGAATACCCACTGTTGGGCATTTGGTCCAACAAGAGAAAGACAACAACTCCGAGACAACACAACAAGAGCTTATAAATGCAGTTACAGAGGTATTTAGGGGAGAAATATCTAGGTTGGAGGATAAGATAGATGAGCTTGCACAGGGAAGTAAGTCGAGGGATGAGTTGCTTATGGAGACCCTTGTTGCTATTAGGGAGAGGGATAGAAAGAAGAGTTGGAAGTGGTGGAAATAGAAAAGAGAGCCGTTAAGCTCTCTTAATTAATTATCTAACCTTTCATATGCGGTATCAATGAATCCAAATACCCATTCTGTAAATACTTCTTGTATTTCTTCTTCTGTTGTATCATTATCAAATTCAACTATTTCCTCACTTGGGTTTACGTTTCCACTTTGTGGACTATAGAAAAATCTATACTTCTTCACTTATTCCACCTCCTTAATATCCTCAATAGTAATCCTAATCTTTTTAACCTTAAACTCCGACATTAAATCATCCATAGTTTGGTTAGGAAACATACCAATTTGTGCATCTTCTTTTGTTTTAAAGATTCCCAGATCGTCATAGCTTCCCCCTAAGTAACCCTCTATTACCTTTTTCACTATTCCCCATCCTTATATATCCTTGGCTCATATTCAAAACTGCCAATTCCTTCATTAACTTCTTCTAGCATTAGCAAGCAATCAAGGCTTTTATGGATAAATAATTCTGGCGAATCATCGTTAAACTGAATAATTAAAACTTTATCTCCCTCGAGTATGGGGATTAAACACCCCTCGCAGTTAATCACTTGTTCATCTTCTCCTATCTATTCAACTACTTTTAGTTCGTCTTTCATTTCGGAAAAGTTAAAGTAATCCTTTACGTGCCCTATTGTGTAAATTCTTCCGCAGTTATAACAGTTTAGAGATATAGGCCATCCATACCCGGAACCCTCCCCTTTTGCTGTATCCCAATCGCATCCAGTAAAACCAACGGTTAGCTTTAGGCTTGAGTTGCATGAGGGACATTTTAGTTTATCCATTAGCTATTACCCCCATGACATAATTACTGTACCATCCGGAAGAAATGGTTTACCACGTAATAAATACGTTACTTTTTTACTGAGTTCGTGACCTGTGTAAATCTTATTGATAGGATCAAATCTTTGGAGAGTTAGCGTATCTCCAACCGAAAACACTCGATCGTCTTCCTTCCTAAACTCGAATGTCTTCTCACCAGAATCCACAGCGTCATAAAATTCAGGCCATGTTTTTAAAAAATGTTCGGTCATCTTCTTATTCCCCCTCCTTATATATCCTTGGCTCATATGGATAGCTGGATAAAACGGCGCAATCATGGCAGACAATGTTATTATCTAGTGGGACGAAATAGACTATCTGCACGCCTTCTTCAAATGGATCGAATGGATCTCCGCATACCCGGCAATGGGTGGAGTAGATGCGCTTTAGGGTTATGGTGTCAGATTTTTCGCGTTCATTATCCAAGTCCTTGTATTTGGCGTACGTAGCATTTCTGTACCTAATATATAATTCATCATCTTCTGTCATTTCCTTGTTGCAATCGTTTTCGCATGTAATTTTCTTAGATTTCCTAGCCATTAGCTCTTCTTTAGTAATCCCGTTATACTCATTTGTAAATTCATAGCTCATCATTTCTCCCCCTCCTTCTGTATCCTTGGTTCATAGAATTCGTTCTCTTCATTATAAAAAGAGCAGCCATTACAATTTCCTGGTATCGAACAAGAAGAGCACATAATTTGTTGTAGTCGTCTTGCAAATCTCGGATCTTTCTTTTTTGATGGAACAGTATCGCTCATCTATCCACCTCCTTTTGTATCTCCCTTAAAGCTAATGATCTCAAAAATGTACTAGCTGGCATACCGCGTTTTCTTGCAAACTCTTTTATTATTGCTTCTTCTTTTTTGTCTAGGAAATAGACTTTGATGTGCGAGCGATAGGTTTTTTCTACCATCTCACGCGCTCGCTAAGTTTTTCAAAACTAACTGACTCGGAGTAATAACCGTTCGACTCCCCAAACCAACGAATAGTAACGTAACCTTTTATTGTTGAGAATTTGTAGAATGTCCAGGTAAAACTGTCGTAAACATTCGGTTCGCTACCGTCAAGTTTCTTATCGCTTGTTGCTTCGTCGGACATTAATATAGGACTTCCGATAAGATCATCAATATTACCGCATATGTCTTCAATAGTAACGGACTCGCAGCAATCTTGGTCGTGTGACATTACATACTTCTCTCCGTCTTGGCAGGTGAATACTATTTCATCCTGTTCGCGATTAACATCTACGCTTGATAATATTTTACCTAGAAGTTCGGATACGCTTCGTTCCATTAATACCACTCCTTAAATATGTTGCTATCTATATTATAGTACCTTTATGGTACTAAGTCAAGTATTAAGGGATAACCATTCTCATATACTCCACTAGAAAAGAGGTGAGTATATGACATTAGCTTGGATAATAATAGCGATCCCCTTCATCTTTATTTTGAACGGCGCAGAACCAACAGAAATTAGAGCAGAGAGAAATAGTAAATCGAAAAAACTTCGTCGGCATGTATAGAACAATAGAGTTGTGGACAAACTGGATCATACGGATAACCTCTCCCCCACTCTTGTGAAAAAGTTAATTTATCCCCTCTCTTGGATATGTTGGGAGGGAGAACGTGAAGAGGGGAGGGGAAGCTGGGGTTAAAATCCGAACGATAGAGAAGGTCAAATAAAAAAGGGAGACAGCAATTAAGCAATCTCCCTTCGGTGAGTAGATAGATGGGATTTGAACCCATGCGCCTGTTTTTCTCCAGTATCTAAACTGTCATTTGGTAATCCATCCAGGCTGTATTTAGTCTCAAGCTTGTGGCCACTCGCTCACTATCTACCACCTATATTATACCATGTTTTGAGCTAATTAGCTAGAAATTCGACTTGTCAGTTGGATTATTTAAAAGCCCAACCAAAACAGCTATCTGCAAAATTCCTGCAACTACGTCCCCGACCACACCTGTGTCAATGCCATACTTGGCCCATATGCCAGTAAGTTGACCAATTGAGATTACCTGAGCGACAACAGAACTCCAAAAGACAGGTGATTTCCAACGTGATTGATTCATTCAGATCATCCTTTCATTAGTACCAAGTTTGTGTTCCTAGAGTACAATTGCAAAAACCTGAGGCAAATTTATTGACCATTGGATTATTAGGACATTTTATGCAAGGACTTTCCGTACACCATGCCTTAGCTGTTGCTATTTCCCATGCTGGTATTTTAATCATAGTTAGATCATTCCTTTCTTATGCGAGTTCTAATTTTTGGCAAGCAAATCCAAGTTTACGGATATCGGCTATGGCTTGATCTGCTAAATTATCAAGAACCCTCACGCTGAGATAAATATCGTTTGGGGCAATAGGTCCTTTTACTGGCCTAATTTCTTCTGACACACTTACCACTCCTTTTAAATCATTAAATAATCTATTCCACGGGAAATTAGGGCCAGGGCAATTGGGACGGTCAACAGAGTCAATTCTGTAATGTCCTATAATATGTTCATCGTCAATAGGGATATTGTATTTATTAGTCAACTCTCTATGGAGAAATAGAGTTGCTTGGTATTGTTCCTCAGTTAGACTTCCGTCATATCCTTCATGCTCGATTCCAATAGTGTAACGATTAGGATTAGTGCCATCATATAAGCTCCAATGAGGATTATTCACGACACCTACATCATAAGCAGCATTTCCTTCCTTAACGAGCTGAATGATCCTTCCTGACCTTGTGATAAGATAGTGAGCAGATGCCTTAGACACTGGGTTCTGTAGCCATTCAAGGCATCCTGGGAAGTCTCCTGATGTTATGTGATCTACGATGGCTATTATGCTTCTTCCATTTCTACTCCCGAAGTTGGGGGATGGCGACCATTCTTCTAGCATCTATCTCACCCCCACTGTTAATATGAACACTGTCAGACCTGTTGAAACAGTAAGTAGGCCGGATAGTATTAAGACAATTGCCCAACTAGGTCTTCCTTTAATTGCCTCATCCAGCTTGTTTTCTATTCGTCCGAACTTGGTTTCAATGCTGATTTCCATTGCATCGACTCTATTTCTCAGGGAGCAGACCTGCTCGTTTAAAACTGCTACTGCTGTTACTTGATCTTCACTCAATAAAAGCACCTCTTTCATTTTTGTCAAAAGAAAAGACACTCGATTGCTCGAATGTCTGTGGTGCTGCGTTGCACCCTAGTCAAGGGTTTTGTCCAATATGACTAAGGGGAACCGGGACAAACGGTTTTGTCGCAAAGTAGCTTACACCTTGCCAATCCCCTTAGTAACTTAAATAATAACATAAATGTAATATCTTCCACAATGCCAGTAAAATATTGTATAATAATAATAAAAATACGAGGGGGAAAAGAAATGAGATTTATTAAAGCAGTAATTCTAGCCATGACACTAACTTTAGTCTTTGTAATGCCCGCAATGGCTGACGAGACAACCGATGCCGCTGTCGTGGCACAGGAGATTGCAACCGTGAGGTCAATGGAAGTATTCGGCATGATCACACTTGACGCGAGGATATTTGACCTGACCACTGAGTTACAGATTCATAAGTTAAAAGCAGAGCCAAATTCAACGTTCGTTACTGCGGCTCAGGGGTTAATGCTACCAATGAGTGATATGTCTAAGTTGTCCTTGGATGGAAGAAAGTTCAATTGTATAGCCCTCTTGTCGATGTATGGGTTTACAAGTGATGATGAGGCGATATCACAGTTGCAAGAACTAAGATTAGCACAGTAAACATATGGATAAGAGAAAAAGAGAAGCACTTGGAACAGGGATATTTATAATGGCTGTCCTATTTGGAGATATATTCGGAGGGTATACGTTTAAATGGATATGGATAATAGGCATCGGGGTATTATTCTTATTTTTCGCCATCGTTCCAGATAACAACAGCCCAATAAGGTTCATAGAGAGGGATTAAACCCTCTCTATTTTAATTTAAACTTATCGTTAGCCGCCTTAGCAATCTCCAACATGCGTATTTGCAAAGTTTTTATCTGTGCATCTTTTTCCTCACTTGTCAATGTCCCTGCCTGTACCTTGTCGATTTGTTTGCGAATATCACCAAGTTTAGTGCTAGTTTTATTAAACATAGTTTTATAATTATGCCCTAGTTCTAAACCCTTATCCCCTGTTGCCTTGGCATCACTAGCACTCGTTGAAATCTTATCTAAGGTATTATAGAAATCTCCTATAATGTCATTAGAGAAGGTTGGGTCCGCTGTTACTTGTTTCTTGAGTGTGCCACCAATACTTGCATTTTTAGTAGTGGCAGGAATACCGAGTTGAGCAACACCACCCAGGTAACTACGGGCTAGATAGTCAATTTGCTGTGGAGATTGGTTTAATTTATTTCCTATCCACTTTGCTGGCTCACTTGTTTTTTCGTCAAACTGATATTTTGGAGATAGTTTGGATACTGCACTAGAAACTACGGGAGCGTCTAGGAAGTTCTTGTTTGAGCGAATATCACTTAATGGAGCAAGAATTGATCTTGTTGGGGGGGTGAAATTTGTCTTTACTGTTTCCATAAATCGATTAAAGGCATCCGGGTCACTATCTTGCCATTGTCTAAGGGATCGCTCGACAGAACTCCCGAACATAACTCCTATTTCTCTAGGCTTTGGTATTTTGATAAAGGTTCCGTCTGCTTTGGGGAATAGAAAGTTATTGTCTTTGATATAATCACTAAGCTGTTGATATGCAGGGTTATTGTGGTTGAGTTGGTATAATACGATAGTTGGGAATGTAACTGCCGCTACAGCCTTTATTGGTGCCTGTACGGGGTTATCTTTGAATGTTCTGGCTAGCTTATCTATCCCTTGCCATGCTGCGTTTAGGTAAGGAAAAACAGCATCAGCATCTTTTATGACATTACCGGATCTACTAAAGTTCGTTGTTACATCGTTTGCTTCATACAGGCCCTTAATCTTCGCGTCATAGGTCCCGGGCTTAGAAACTCTTTTGAACTCTGCCAAACGTGGTGCAGACTCTACCACATTATTAAATCTCTCTAGTGTTCCGATTCCAGTATCAAACATTTTCTTGGATGATCTTAAGGGATGCGTTACAAGCTCCTTCGCTGTTTGTAGCGGATGCTTCGCACTTAACGTACTAGGAAGTAGCCTTGCCTTACTCTCCGCTAACGTGTTCCTACTTGCAGATACAGAACTTGAAGCATACCCACCACCCATTGCCTTATATGATTTATATACTTCCTTGTTTCCCATAATATCAACGATTGAACCAAGTAAGTCCTTACCAAATACAAGGGGGTTATTTGTACTTTTCGAGTTAATAAATGCTGTGGGAATATCGCGCCATATGTTGCGGGCTAATCCAAATACAGGGTTAATTCCTGTTGTAAGGTTCTTCATGACCCTCGTCACGCTGCCAAGTGCCGCTATAACATTCTTTTGCGCTTGTGGCTTAAGGTTCGTTAGTGCATCTAATAATAAAGGATCGTTAACCCGTACGTGTACCTTTTCTCCATTAACCAAGCCGGTAACTACATTGCCAAGGTCAAGTCGTTGCTTCTTTGCGCTGAATACATCGTCAAACTGTTTATTAAACGCTTCAACTACTCCGTCTATACCTTGTGTTTCGAGGGTTTTGTTTATGTCCTCTAACATACCCTCTTTAAGTTGACTATCCGATGGTATAACTTCGGCCCAACCCTTAAACTCTTCTGGATTCTTCTCTATGTTTCTGATAAGGGACTGCATGACCTCATTGCGCCTAGCTACCTTAACATACTGCTCAGTGTGTTCCATGATAGTCTCTATTGGGCTTATGATCTTTCTCTGTGAACCTGTTCGTGCCTTAACCGGGTTTGATTGTCCAGCAAACCCTCTTTTTGCAGGTAAGCCAAACCCCGGCTTTTCTAATTCACTAAAGAAACGATTATTGGGGACATAATTAGGATTATCAATTACCCATTTACCGTATTCCTCTGGTGAAACTATGCCAGTGTCTACTAACCACGACTTCGTTAATTTGTTCTGAAAGTCATAGAGTTTATTGGAGAGGTCCTTAAACTCAGGGTGAGCTGCTTCAATTTCCTTAACCTTGGCCTCTGATATTTCAGGAGTCATTGCCATTTCGTCGGGATATACCTTTTCTCCCGCCTTCATACGAGTAATAGCGTGTTTGTTGACGAGATAATCATCAAAGGATTGCATGTCCTTTGAATTCTTTAATTGATTTGTTATTGTTTTGAGTGAATCTCCAATCTTTACGCCTTCTGGATTGACAAGTTCTTGCTCTAAGATATGACTTGACGTTGAGCCTGTCCCCCTGCTATTCAATCCCAGCATATACGTTTTGTCCTGGGGAGCAAGTTTAGAACCGGTTACTTTTTCAACATACTGGTCTAATTGATTAAAACGATGAAGATTATCGGTCGTTTTAATGTAAGCGTTAGTCCTCAGGGTTTCAAGGTTAGTAGGTTGTCTCTCTGTCTTTGATACAATATGGCTAGCTGTGTCTGGGAGAGTGGCGGGAAGTTCATTACTAAACCGTTGAAGACTCATAGGAATTCTAGGTTCTATCACAGGTTGGCCGAATCCTAAGTTTTGTAGGTTATTAGTTGTTCCTTGAATTTGCGCAGGTTGCCTACCTGGCAATTGATCCAAGTTATCAGGCGTAATAGACCGAATAGGTAACGGTCCCGATTGGCCTAAGTTATCTTTATTTGTCCATTGTAGAGGCTGTGGTTTTTCGGGTGGAGATCCTCTGAAGTTAGGGTCTAAGATTTGTTGTGGTGTTTTAGGCAAAATAGTAGTTGGTTCAAACTTGGTTATCTGACCAGTTTTACCACTTGGAGAAACATTACCATTCGGATCTAACATTATTAATACTTGGTGCGGGTCCTTGCCTGTCCTTTGCCCTCCTGTGTGGGTATAAGCATCATATCCGGTTTGTTTTAAATCAGATGTCATATTGTCGAAGTAGTCGTGAAACTCGGATATAGGTATTTGGTCCTGATGGGACATGGTGCTTATTTCATCGGATAATTTAAGCCAAACCTTTTCTCCAGTAGCGCCTTCAGAATGAAGTTTATTTATAGATTGAACCAATTCGGGGTTATCATAATTTTGTGATATCTGGTTAGCAGTTTTACTGATTACATTAAAGGCATCATCTGGCAATGTTTTTTGAAGATCAAGAACATTTTTTACATCGACATTGGCATTATAAATAGTCGGAGTATTAGTTTTTTTACTTCTAGATTCTGCATATCCATTAGCTATTTCAGGATTATCAGTTAGATATACTCCTTGCCCAAATAGACCATCAATTTTTGTCATATTGGTGTTGAGTGCTTCCGGGGTTAACCCTTGTGTGCCTGTGCCATGATACCATTGTTTTTTATTTATAGCCTGTGGGTTGTCCGTATATGTTGGTCTGCCAAAAGCACTCTGAGTATCAGCCTGTTTTTGTTGGAGTAATTCAGATGGGTCCATGCCTTGCTTTGATAATGTCCGTCCTGTCTGTCCTAAGTTATTTGTGCTATCAGAAAACGTATTGTTGAGTTGTTGTTCTGTTGCTGTTCTCAGTGATACAGGGTTATTATATGCCCCTTGAAGATCCGCTAAAGGATTTGTGCTTATCTCTGGAAGTTGTGTTGCTTTATTGAATCTAGCATAGTCAACTCCCGATTTTACACCATTTCCCAATAACTGCCCTGCTCCATGAAGCGCTGTCCCACCCAATGCCATCAGAGGAACTTGTTTTTCTCTCTGTATTAAGCCCTGTAGTCCATCACCTTGAAGTGCGGTTTCCATAGGAGCAATACCTAACCCATATGTTGCCCCTGCCCTTGCCCCTGTTCCTAATGCTGGTGTAATTGCCTTAGGAAGAAAGCTTAATCCTTTTGCTACTGGTGCAGTTTTAGCAAGCATCCCTAACGGTTTTGCGACCAGAGCATCACCCAGCCATCCACAAGCCTGCATCACCTAGATTGGAGCCAACGAAGTCAAGTGCCTTGTCTCCAAGGGTTTTAGGTTGATAATCAGGGAGCATTGGAGTAGGTGTTCTGAAATCTCCATTAGCTAAGGCAGCACCGAGTTTATACCCGATACCGCCTGTTATGCTCTCCGTTAATCCTTTGCCTAGCTTTTGCAGTATGCTTGGTTCGATTGTGGTTGATTGACGCGGTTCGTGAGCTGAAATCATTTTCACTGGTTCAGCAGATGGCAATGGCGCAGTATTTGGCTGCTGAAATCTACGTTCAAGAGGTAGTATTTTATTATCGGGGAGTAAATCAGCGAACATGTTATTGCTCATATCCAAGGAATTAGGATTATCTAGTAAGTCTGCAAACATATTTTTCCTATCCATCTAGAATATCACCCCTTATCCATTCCATTGGAATGTTTTGTCTGCCCAAGTTCTTAATGCACTCGTATTTACCCCTGCTCCCTCGAACCTTCCCGAATTATTGTTCAAGGATTGCATAATCTGCGTTTTTGTTTTTCCTTGGTTGGCTAATTCATTCAGAAAGTCCATGGCGTCAGAAGTGGCGGCATCTGTTTTTTGTCCTGCCGTTTGCTTACCTTTCCCAGGGGATGAAAGTGAATTATTTATCTTCTGATAAGCATCCCATACACCATTAGCCCAATTAGGGTCAGTGGCATATCCAGAAGCTTTCTGATAGGCTTTTATGCTTTCTAGAGAAACATTGCCTGAGAATTTATTAGCTATGGAGTTTGCTGCCCATTGGAGTTGCTTTGTGTATGATCCTGGTGAGTCTTGGTAATTACTGTTTGGGTTACCTGCATCGTATACTCCTACTCCTAATGAAAACCCATCTCTGCCAGCACCTAGGGTTCCGTATCCCGTTTCATGCTGAGCAATTGCTGCAAGTAGAGTTGGATCTACGCCAGAAGCATTACCGGCATTTACAGCTGCATCCCAAAAGTCAGTCGGTACAGTAGTCGGTGAACTAACAGGGGCTATTCCTGCACTTGTATTAGCGTTTTGCTTTTGGATGGCTAAGGAACGTCCAAACTGACTTTCATCAGCGGTAAGTTTTCTTCCGAATTGGCTCTCATTAGATGCCAGACTAGCATTAAATTGGGCGCCCTGTATGTCCTGAGCACGCTGGGCTAGGGTTTTATTGCCCTGGTAATTGCCCATCATATCTCCGACTTTGTACTCATTATTGAAAGCATCCTGAGTGACACCGTGATCATATGTTTTCTGAGCTAGATTATTAGCTACTGAATTTTGCCCCATTTGAGCCTCTAATTGTAGCCTAGCCATAGTAGGTGTGCCCATGTTTGCATCGGCCCTAGGTGCCGATAGATTGGCCTGTGCTGCCTTAATTTGTGATGCTAGGTCTTGACTATAGTTATCATAAGCCTTTGAAGTGTCTTGTGCTGTGTTTCCGGCTAGGCGAATCGCTCCATGGAGAGCTGAGTTGGATACCCCTGTTCCCTCTCCCCCCAGAAAAACATCCTGTGCTGTTAATTGAGTTTGACCGGGTGTGTAAAGATTGACATTTTTGCCAGGGTTAGCGTTTACATCAGCTTGTAGGCCATATGTCTTAGATACCGAACCAGCTTGTGGTGGGATAATACTTCCAGGTTTACTGTTGTTATAATGGTCTAAGGCGAGGGCTGTGCCATTGGCATCGTCACCATATACCCTGGTAGCCTGTCCAACCATTTCATCTGTCACGCCTGTCCCCGGTCCACCCAGAAATACATCACCTGCCGTTAATTGAGTTTGACCAGGAACATATAGGGATACATTCTTGTTTGGATTTGCTAAAATATCGGGTTGTAGCCCATAGATAGCCATTTAATCAACTCCCTTCATTTGTTATTTACCTCCACCATCTCCACGAGGTCCACCCGCCGATGTTGAAGTTGGGCTATTGTAAGTTGGGGTAGTTGGCTTAGTGGGTAGATAATAAACAGGTGATCCAGTGGTAGAAGTTGACGTAACAAGTGGAGTTGTAGTCGTAGATGTAACTGGTCCTGACGCTGACGTATCCGCAACACCCTTTACGTAATGAATACCGTTATACCACCCTGTCAGAGTTCCCTCTGCAATTCCGTTATTAAACGTATTCTGAGCTTGTCCTGCTGCAAATGTCTGCGCCCATTGAGACATACTAGCATTAAATTGATCCCTGCTAAGTCCTAATGATTGTGCAAACTGATTGGCTTGTTGATTGAGTTGGGCAGTATTAAAGGCATTTTGTACGCCATTTTGGGCAATCTGTGCAGCTAGTTGTTGTTGGGACATGCCTAGTGTTTGCGCGAATTGGCTAGTTTGGTTGTCTATTTGTTGTTGCTGCATCCCTAATCCCTTATCTGTATTTGATTGTGAAATTAGTGCTGCGAGTCGTTGTGATTCGGTATCAGCTGTTGCTCCTGCCATGTTATATCCATAATCAGCTTGAGTTTGTGCTATGGCCTGTTTGAGCTTATTAACTGCATCTTGTTGCTGTAGGTTATATCCACCGATTTGGTTGGCCGTAGATGCCCCGTTAGCTGTCTGAGCTGTTTGGTTTGCACCACTACGCCAGTTTCCTTGTGATGCTTGTTGCTCTGTGATGGCGCGGCTATTTTGCTCACCCTGTAATGATGCTTGATTGCGCAGGGGTTGGTATTGACCGGGTAGCGCGTCAACTTGTTGATTATACCCGTTTACTGCCGTGTCTCTAGCCTTTGCTAGTGCGGCAGCCTTTGCCGCTAATGCTGCCTGTGATTGCTGGTTTATCATATCTGAGGTCGAAGTAGTTGGAGCAGGGGTAGAGGCGGGAGTGGTAGATGTTGGAGTGGTTTCGTACGATAAGTTTAAACCGTATTTTGCATTGGTGTTGCTTAGCCAATCTTTGTATTTTTGCTGTGTTACATCCGCCCCGCTGCTAATTGCCCCTTGTATAGAAGCCTTTGCATAATCTTCTGCCGATTGTCCTGTATTTTTTTGAACAAAATTTTGATTAGCTTTTATCTCTTCTGCTGTCGCCAATTAATTCACTCCTTTCAGGTAAAAAAAGAGATATATTTTCTTCTATCGTTAATGCACATAATACGTCTACTGCGCAGTAATGTAATCATACTCTTCTTGCGTAATCTTTCCTTCAGCTTTCATAGAATCCAGCTTAGAGACAGCCACTTTCCCCTGAGCATATAGCCTTTTAAGGCTTTCAACTAATGTACTCATCAGATAATTCCCCCCTCTATTAATGTGAGTGTGTAATCATCAATAGCCTTGGTCTTTTCGGCATTTATCATGCTGTCAAGCCGTTCGTTGTTCTGATTGTGGATAACTATCTCTTCTTCATCCAACCTTTTGTAAAGCATAGCTGTTGATAATAACTTCCCATCTGTGCCAGTTGCCATAAGCCCACCACCCTGTAAGTCGTCAGTAATAACAATTAAGGCAGGGGTAGCGCTAATATACTGTTTTAGCACGTTAGGTATTTCGTTAATTGGTACAACGTTAATATAGGTTGTCATTTCTTCTTTTGCCCGTTCAATAAGGGAAATTTCAGGTGCTGAATTTGGATTATAAATATAGATAGCTTTCATGGTTACCTCCTACAATTGTTGTGTTAATATCGTGCCTACAGAACCAGAAGCACCCGATCCACCGACTTCACCAGCTCCCGTCTTGGCTCCGCCGCTTCCTCCACTCCCGCCGTTTGCCTGAATAGTTCCGTTGTTGACGTAGGCAGTTTTGTAAAGCAGAGCAATTACTCCACCACCCGCTCCGCCGCCTCCCCCTCCCCCACCACTATCTATAAGGGTAGATGCATAACCGTTTCCACCATTTCCGCCGTTTGCTTTGATAAAAGCCCCTGCGTTAATTGTTATAGTTCCTTTAGCAATTATTAGTATAAAACCGCCCGCATATTGACCGTCTTTTCCTGTTGATGCCACCTGGACAGGGGCTAATCCGCCACCTCCCCCGCCGCAGCATTTACCTGATGTTACAGTGAATGATCCGCCGCCTATTGGAGATATTCCTCCAGCACCATTAAACCCGTCAATGCTAACTTGTGGACCTGAAACATTAGTGCTGGTTAACCTTGCAACTCCTCCGCCTAATTCCGCAAAGTCTATACTTCCTCCAGCCCCGCCTATAAGAGGTAGACTATAAGCCCCGCCTCCGCCGCCTCCTCCAAATCCACCTAAATTCTGTCTACCTGCACCACCAGTCCCAGCCAAGGTTTGACGATAAATAGAACCGCTATATCCTCCACCATATCCGCCATTACCTCCCGAACCGCCTTTTAAAGCCTGTAGTATGGTTGAAAGTTTAAAATATTTATCAATTGTTGCAGTACCAGTTGAATTTTTCTTAGTCAGCACCATTGGAATAATTCCACCATTCGGGGCAAGTCCCGCTTTCTGGCTCATATCAATAGTGCCAGAAATATTTACGTCACCCTGAGAATATAAGATTAAACCTTGACATGGATTGTCAGTAATTATTTCGTAGCCTGCGGGAATGGTAATGGTGGCGAAATTTTTAACTACCACTTCGCTTTGGGATGTAACAAGGTAAAAAATACGCCATACAAAACTTGTCACCAAATCTCCACTTGATTTACGGTTAAACATGCAATTTGTTATCGTGAGCGTGCAGTCAGACCCCCCTGATTTTAACACAAGTCTCCAATATCTATAGGCCCCTGCTGTTGCATAGTTTATTGCGTAATTTGCAGGAGATGTCCCAACAGCTGTTACTGCCCCATATTGATACCAAGTTATATTGTCAGATGAATATTGTAAGGCTATATTTCTCACACCTGTAGAAATACTCAAGTTCTCTGGGCTTACAGCCCAAGGAATTGACGAAACGGATGTAAATACCTGAGGACTACCAAAGTCCATAGTAAATACTACTTGGTCACTCGCACTACTCAAAGTTCCTGTGGTAAAGGTTGTACTTGAGTTCATATCCCATAAATTTGCTACCGTACCGCCGTTGGGTGCTGTCGTGCATGTATTAAGGTTAGGAATTGCTCCGTCAGACCCATCACCATAGAACTCACTTAGTCCGCCAGAGCTATCGGCCAAAAAACTTGTACCGACTTTTTTGAAAGTATACGGTCGTCCTGCAACCATTTCCCCTGCGGTATAAGCTGTGCCGTCTTGCTTTAATAAAGCTGTAGCTCCTTTACCGTCCCAATTAAGCGTAGGCGAAGATCCGCAGTCGATATGGGGAATAATGGTTACGCCTATTCCTTCGGAGTAGGCTGACAATGCAGGAGTTGTACTCCCTGTATACGCCGTGGATGTTCCCCCCGTTGGATTGATATAACCTGGTTGCCGCACATAATCCGCCAAATGCGCAGTAAGGTTTGAGTTGGTAGTGTCTAACTCAACCTGTGTTGCAGGATCAAACGACAACTTAGGTATAGTGATTGAACCATCCGGTATTTGGCCTAATACAACATTTTGTAATTCGCTAAGCGTTGCATATGTTGTGCTAAGCCCACCTTTGGTGGCTTGCAAGTCAACGTCAACCGCATTTACCGCATCCCTAGCTTGATCCATAAGAGATTGTATCTGCGATCTACCTTCGAGTTTTGTCGTAGGGTTCGGAAACGCTGCCGCGTCATTAAATCCAATCACAGGACTGTATTGAAATTCGGACACGTTATCACCTCACCTTTTTAGTAATATTGAAGTATGTTTCCATGTCCATAATGGGTAAGTCTTGGTTTATCTCATTGTTGACAATCTCCATCTGCCAATAGATAGTCTTTTTAAGCTTTGGTCTTAGCCTAAATGTTTTAGGGACATGCAGAACATCCCATGTGAAGAGATCCCAATTGAACGTGTCCCAGCTAAATGATGCACTAATGAGAGGGATTGCGCTGACCAAGTTGCCATCAGAATCAAGTAAATTGATGGTTAGGGAGGTATTTGCTACTTCTCTCATCCGAAAATAGACTTCCTTGATTGTTTTCAGCCATTCAGGATATCCAAAATGAAAGAGTTTGCTTCTCCATACCCCATTGATTGCTATGCCGAAATCGTTCAATCTGTGGTATTCATCTCCATAAATAGAGGTAGATTGTTGAATATGAACGATATGCCCCATGTCACGCTTGCCGTAATAAAGTTCTCTATCTCTAATAAGCCACAAATTGGCATTGAAATTAACCCACTTAAACCACGCTAACGTCGAATCATCTCCTTGATATGGAGAAAGGTTATAGTCCCATACATAAATATTATCACCGACATTAAGCCAGTATTTGTTGTCGAAATCCACGCTTGATGCTGCAACAAGATTAGACTTTGTTTCGTCCAGCAAACCCGGTCGATATGGTGCTCCGTTAATATTTCCACTAACAGGCATGACGTTCTTTTCTTCCCTGACGGTTGTTGCTGTGACGATATGAACTCCTTTGTAGGTATTGCAAAATACAGGGTAATTGCTAATCATCTGAATCGTGTTGGGCATATCGCACCCGATTGTTGAGTGAATTGGTCGCCAATCAAACACAGCAATACCACTGACAATGGAGAAATCATCACGCCAAATTGAGCGTTCCTTGAATAACAAAAGGTTTGTATAGTGAACGAGGAACCCTGTGTTCCTGTCGCTATCTTCTCCGACTGCACCCGATGATTGCTCAGGCCAATAAGTAGGGTCCATAACTCCACTACGGTACACTGTAGCTGGGTAATCTACATTACCTGTTAAATGTACCCTACTGTCGTTTTCCCCTCCGTAAAGGGCATTGTATTTGCAATTGAGTATATTGGCAGGGTCCATGAGTCCTGCCTTAGTGCCTTGAATCATGACGTGATTTGTTCCTGCTCCCGGCGCTACTGCCATCGTTACCTTATTAATTCCGTCGAATGTAAATAATGTCGTTTCTGTCCCATACACAAAAACTCTGACAGAATCAGCATTTCGTGCTAGATAAAATACGGTTGTTGCATCAATGGTGTAGGAATACTTTTGGTACCAACTATTGCACATGAAGTTGTAATCATCGAGAGGTGTTCCGCTTCCTGCGGTTGCCGGATCACAATTAACTAATGCCGTTGGGATATGTGGAATTACCACGCTTACTGTTGTACCATCGTATTGAAGAAATCCACTTGGCAAAATGTAATAAAACAAGTCGTTAAAAACAAAAGCCGCGCCCTCTGCGTCAGAAAGCCCGGTTAATATCTGTACTGGTTGTGCTGTTCCTGTTTGAGTGTAGAGCTTAACACCATGATGAAGCAACGTCTTTACTGTGCCGTCTCGCTTGCGATAGTCTGAGTATAGGTGGACGGCCCCTGCTCCCAGCGAGGTGAGATATACCAGTTCTTGCCCGGGTCGCTTGGATAAAGCTCCTCTATCGTCACAGGTTGTATTGAGTGAGTAAGGGGATTGATTATCTAAGATGTTGGATCGCTCATCCCTTAGATTAAGGCCACCATCCAGCCGGGGAACCCTGTAGGGGGGTGGCTCTGGGGAAAGTCGAATATTGGGCGCAGTAATCATTACATCACCCCGTAGACACTTTTAATTTTTCTCACTTCACCAATGTTGGGGTTAATAGAGTTGAGCCCATCATTCCACAGATTGAGCCAATAACCCGAGGTGGCTAAGTCGTTGTTGCCACCCTCAATTAAGAAATATTGATAGATTGCATAAAAGCAAAGTATTTGGTGATCAACGACGGACTCAGGGATATCAAGTATGTCTGCTCCGTTCACTAAGTTGGCAGGAAGATAGTTATATAGAATTGTTACGCTCGTGTAGCAAGGTACCTTGATTTGGGTAGTCGACAGCCGTTCCCACTCTAATTCACTGCCGTTTTCATCGGATATTTTCTTTATTTTAAGGAGTTGCTTTGTTAAATCTGTTATGATAAATACCTCATCGACAAGTCCTATTGTCTCGCTAAAGTCCGGGGAATATCTCTCTCTTGCAATCTTTCCCTTGGCGTAGTTGATTGCGGCAATAAAGCGAGGCGAATACTCTATCTTATCCGATGAGTCATTATCTGTGTTGACCAATATTAGGGTTATCATTTCATCTAGTGTCATGGGGATTCCCCCTCGTTCCTTTTATAGGCACTTCCTCTGATCCCTTACGGCATCTTCGGCATTCCTTAAGCGTTCCTTCTCTAGGGCTATCTCTAGTGCATCGTTGTGGTTATCTATTACTTTAAACGGATCATAACCACGCCGAATATCGATCTTTTGCATATGCGTCAAGAGTCGTGCATCAAGTGGTCGAGGCCACTCTAAAACATATTGGCCTTTGTGGTAGATCGTATAATTTCCATTGTTAAACTTCATCGATAAATCGGGATCTAATTCTTGGAGTCTCTGCTCGATGTTATAAATATCACCTGTCATAAAAGCACCTCTAGAAAGAAGAAGTAGGAGGGGTTTCCCCCTCCCCTAATATTAGGATTCAGTAATGTCATCTAAGGTGGTTTGAGAATTACGTGAAGAACAACCAAGCTCTAGGTAACGATACAGGGTTGCTCCATAGGAATCTTTACCAGCCACACGCGAGAGGATTGCTCCATCCTCGGACATCCAATCAATGTCAGACAATTGATAGATTTTAAGAGCATCAGTGTCTAAGAAAGCAATCTTCCCGATAGGAGCATCTTTATCTGCAATCAAGGGAATACCGTTATAATCGAGGGCTTTCTTACCACCCTTAAGGTCCATTGTATTCATATATTGACGGTTTGTGGTTAACAGGTTTTGATATGCTCGGCGTACCCCGAAACTAGTTACGATAGCCTTAACTGTTCCGTCTGAGTTTGTTTCCGTGGCATCCATAGCTTGTTGCATGAGAACTTCGGTAATTGCCCGGCCTGTTCCACCATTAGCAAGAACGTTAGGTGTCCACCACGGGTAGGTTGCAGGGTCTAAACCTTGCACAATTTTAGTTGACGAGAGGATGCCGCCTAGTCCCATGACTTCAATGTTTCGGGAGCCAGAGATATAAACTGAGAAGGTGTTATCTGTAGTGATTGCTGCTCCTGAGATAACGAAGGCTGTTGCAGATGTAACAGAGACAACAGTCCTTGCAGTTGCTCCTGTTCCCGTTGCTCCTGTAGCAGATACTAGAACATCAATAGCCATTCCGGCGCGGATGAACTTTGTGGAAGCAACAACTACCGTTGTGGATGCCGTAGTAGTACCACAAGCACTTAATGATCCTGAGCCATCATTCCAGAACATACGGTTCAATTGACGCTTGAAGTCTTTGGCTGCTCCTTTCATTTCAGAATCAATGGCACGGACAAATGACCCAGCATCAGTTTTAGCCGCCTTAATTGTAGGACCGGTGATTTCGATTGTAGAGTATACATAGCGCATAGGAACAATAGATTCTTTGTATTGTTGCGCCCCTGCCCCTGGTAATGCTCCACCCTCTGCGACAGCTGCGAACCCTTCATTACCACCAACATGTAAAGGAATAGTGAAGTTTTTACCGACTACAGAGTCTTGGTCTTTGTCGAGTAGGTCAAGCAGGGTTACCTCGTAGTTAACTTGTTCTCTCAAGGGTCCGATGTACTGATTTTTGAGGATCGAATCTAAAGTTGTGAGAGTTGCTCCCATTAAAATCATTCCTTCCTAAATTGTAAATTTAATAGTTCCATACTTTGACGTTTTGCATCAGCGAAGGACTTTGGCGCAGTTGCCGTAGTAACAGGGGTTTGCCCTGTGCCTTCTACTGTTCCCTGTGGTCTGGTTTTAGCAGCAAGGTATTCCTTAACTGCGTTATCTTTGGCTTCCTTGATTTTTGCTTCATGATTTGCGATAATATCCGGCATTTTCTGTTCAGCTAACAGGGTGTAGGCTGTTGCATAATCGCAATTAGCTCTTTTTGCTAGGTCTTTAACTTCATCTTTCCAATCGTTAAAGAATGGTTTTGGTGCTAAGGACTGTTCTTGCTCACTTTGTGTTCTTTCACGTTCATAACTACTCAGTTTTTGTTCTGCGCTGCTTAATCGAGCATATAGTTCCGGGTCATATCCCTTTTGTTCAGCTTCAACCCTGACTCGTTCAGCTTCGATTGCGCTTTGATAATCGGAATAGGTCTTAATTCCGTGCGACTCTCCATACATCTCGGCAATGACGGAATCCCTAGCACGTTGTTCGGCCTTACTTGATTCTTCCTTTAGTCTGTGGGAAAAGGCTTGAGTTTGGGTTATATCTTGTTGTGGTTCTGTTACAACTCCCTCTGTACTCGCTTGTACTTCGCTTGTAGATTCAGTTGTGGCATCAGTATTGGAGTTGGCGATCTCCCCGGTTGATTCAACCGCATTAGCAGCCATTGTATCATCTGGCATTTAATTCATTCCCTTCGATTGTGACGGATGGCGAATCACCGTCAATTTGCAGCCAAATTTAAGCATAATAAAAGAGCCTAAAGGCTCGCTATTTGTCTTGATATTCTTCGATGTTTCTGCCTACACTCGTAATTTTTACGTTCTTTCCAATAGATCATGAAGCCCTTTATTATTTTCAATCCGTTCCACCTCTTATAATTAACTTACATTCCTTTTCCTTGCATCATGGACATCATTTTGTCCATCTTGGCATTCATGGAGGACATCATTTTCATCATTGAACCGTCTTTTTCTTGTCCCATTGGATTATCTGGAGTCATTGGCTTTGCTGGAGTCATTGCTTCCGTAGCATCCTTTTTAGCAGAGATCCATTTATCCTGTGGCATTTTCATTGTTACCACCTCCTTGTTGTCCACCTATTACTTGGTCTATCAACTCAGGATGTTTTGCTAGTACAGCCTGTTCCTGTGGGCTTAATGATGCCATTATAGCGTTTATATCAAGTTGTTGGGGTTGTTGTTGTGGCGTCATACCTTGTGGTGCTTGTGGCATACCTGGGGACGTGCCAGGCGGCATCGTTTGAGGTGCTTGTGGTGGTGGTTGCATAAATACCTTGTGTTCTTCAACGTGAGCGTCTACTTGTTGTTGTACTTGAGGGTCTAACTCCTCGTAATCAGTAGACTTCCTGAACTTGTTATGTTCAGTTATATGAACCTCGTGGTTATAGAAGTCCCTTGTTTTGTGGCTAAAGTCTGAATTAATCCACTGTTTTTGCTCTGCCTTAGCTTGATTGACATCAATAGC